AACTTAATGGATCTAAGTAATCACTAGGTTTGGATAGATAAGCGTTCCCAGAAGCGGCTGTCCCTGTTACGTTTTTACGAAACTCATCTAACTGTACCGTTTTTAAAATTTTCTCTTCGGACAGCTTAATAAAGGTGTCCAAAGTGCTTGTAAACGTTGTTTCATCGTTATCCATGTAGTTTTGGATAGCTGTTTTTAAACCCGAATATGTAAAACTCATGTTGTCACCGTTAATGTTCCTAGACTTGCTGTTGCCTCAAGTCCCGTAAAATATGTTCCTATTGTATCCGCCGTCGTATCTGTCATTGGAGACGCAGCTCCCGCAGTCACAACCCCCAACTGAGCTTGAGGTAAAGACACTTCAGGTCTGGCTTGATACAAAGTTTCTGGGTCCTGGACATCTTTAGCTGGAATATCTTGAGGTTGTCTAGGTTCATAACATTCGGGACACACCTTTAAATTATCCCACTCAACCATCATAGAAAGATAGGGATAAGACCAGCCACAACGATCACAAATCGCTAACGAATGAGTGCCTTTAGCATAAGCCATTAATAACTAGCCTTTGGGACTAAATGAAGACTAGCTCTGCCTCTGTCCTCATCTTGTGCTCTTCTTAAATCTTGCTCATATATTTGTAATAACATAGGAACTCGTTCAGGATTCTTTTTAAGAGCCATATAATAAGCCAAACCAGAAACCATAGGCGGTATAAACCGACTCGGTACTTCTTGGTCTTGAGCAGAAGCCGTTACATCATCAATTCTTTGAATACGATAACTAAGAAATATATCCGTTGAGTTCTCCGGTGTCGGCCAAAGGTATAATACAGGAGTGCTTTGTCTATCAACAAAAAACTCTGTAGGCCTAGCCTCAGTTGTTTTAGTTGGAATATTCAAATATTCCATACGACCAATCCTGGAAAGTTGATAATCTGTCTGTATGCCGTTAACGGTTCTTCGAATAACGGCTTCGAGAACATCAATATCATAAGCATTCAACGTATAACTTGCCGTGCTTTCGGTTAGCGTTAAGCTAACTTCAGCAATCGTCCAAATATTAATGCCTCGATTCGACCAGTCTGCAAACATAACGTTTAAAGACCGCCGAGCGGTTGCCGCATCATATCCTGTCCGAGCTTCTAGCCCAGCAAGTTCATACGCCTCTTCTATTACTTCACCTGTGTCTAGGGCGAATGTTTTAGTGCCCGAAGTTGCCACGATCTAAGACCCTGGAGCTTCGTAGTATTTCAAAAATTCACACCAAACCGTGTATTCATTACCTGCATCAGAAGTAGAGGGAACAACAAAAAGTACATCCCCTGAATACCCTGAAGCAGCAGTATTCTCTAAACCACCAATATCACTAAAGTCAAACGAATTATCGTAAGCCAGTGTTAAAAAAGTAACATCAGTTGTTGCGTCCCAATCAAGAGAAGCAGGTGCATCTGGAGCACCACTACAGGTGTACCAAATTCTATTCAGAGAAACATGGGCACAAGATTCACCGTTCAATGTTGAAGCATTTAATGCCGAAACATCTACTAGAGTCGTGCTGCTTGCACTTCCATCAGAATACACCGAGCAATAGACTATAAGTTTTTTCTCACCATCTAATTGATTAGTTGGTCCTGTGACTGAATTAGCCATGCGTCACCTCCTATTAAGCGTCAGCAAATGGTGTTACTAAAGTACCTGAACCAAGTATAATTCCTTCTATTGAATACTTCGCAGAAGCTATTGCAGTACATCTTACGATGCTTCCTGCAAGTCCTCCTTTGGTAGTTCCGTTCATAGTTATAACATCATTGCTTGCGCCAGAAATAAAGGTTTTGCCTGTTGCGTCAGTTACTCCTGTATAAGTACCACCAACAAACTTGTCTGTGCCATCCGTTAAGATGTCCATATCTGTAGCTGCTGTAACAACAACAAACATGAATTGAGCCCCTAAATTATTAGTTTGATTTGGGTCGGTGTCTTCACCTGGAGCCGTTGTAACTATAGAAGGTAGTGTAAATTTACCGTCTGCGTCATTACAAAGAAGTATTTTTCCTGCGTGTGATGCCACTGTTATTGATGTGTCTGCTGTGAGACTCACAACAGCAGCGTTCCCTGCGGAAATAAAACCAGCGAGGGATCTAACTGGACCTGAAAAGGTTGATTTTGCCATAATTTTTCTCCCGAAAAAATAAGTCCTACCGTCTTGGCATTGTCTGCTAGGTCAGTCTGTAGGACAAGTTAACCCTAGAAAGTTGATGCGGGTTGAGTGAGAAACCCCCGCATCATAGGTTCCATATTGCTTGCGTTTTAATGCTCTACAGCGTTATGCACCAGGAGAGCCAAAAATACCGCGCCAGTCAGACCAGCCGAAGCTGTATCTTTCTCTTGCTTTATATCTAACATTTCCTGTTTCGAAATCGCCTTCCATATTAGTGGAAACTGCGGTTCGAACAAAGTGCTTGAGGCCATTAGGTACATCTGTCTTAACAAACCAAGCGTCGGTATCTGTCAAATAATGATTCACAGCGTAGCCATCTGGGATCATTCCCATATTTCTAATTGCATTGATGTCATTATCTGAAGTTGCGACTCGACCTGGAGTGTTTAACAACCGATCTGCGATAAACTGCAATGCAGGCGGCACAATTAGTCGTTGTGCTTGTGCATTGACCTTTAAATTTCTTTCATCTTTAAAACCAGCAATATCAATTAATGCTTGTTCCATTGATGTTTCATTAAGGTCTGCAGCCGTACTTAGTTCGTTCTTGAGATCACCAGCAGTCAAAGAAGTATGATCGGTAGCGAAAAGTTCTTTACCGTCTCCTCCTGGATATGTACTACTGAATCCGTTATTCAACACATTAGCAGCTTTAACCTGCTTTGTTTGTTGCATAGAACGAGCAAGAGCACGAGTGTATCTTGCAGATAGGGTATCATAGAGATTATCTTCCATCGCTTCTTCAGTTAAGGAGAAAGCTAAAGCCACAGTATCGTGAGTATAACGAGCTGTCCAAGTTTCTTGGGCAGTGTCATACTTAACTGCAGCGCCTTCGCCTTTAACTGCTGCTTCCCCGAATCCAGAGAGCATCACTTCTTCTTCATAAGCACGATCAGAATTTTCTGTATCGAAAATCATCGTATGCTCGTCAGAATAACTTGAATACTCTAGTCCGAATAAAGCATTAAGTCCTGGGACAAGTTCTTTAACGAGCTGCGCTCTATTAATTGCCATTACTTATTCTCCTTATTCAAATGGATTAGCTGGGAAACGGAAGAATGCTCTAGCACTAGCTCCGATTGAGTTGCTTGGTGTATCCACAAAACCAACACAAAGAGCTACGCCAGAAGATGTTGTAGCAGTTACGCCTTCAGCAGAACGACCAGTAGATGTACTACCAGAAGTTGTTGAAAGAGTATACTTATTGCCAATAAAACTTACAGCCGGTGTACCAGCAGTAAATTGAGCTTCATAAACGATGTCAGGATCGTTATATATGTAAGCTTTAGCATCTACACTTCCTAATGTAGCAGTGTCAGCAGTCCAATGTTTTGCAAACGTTGGAGTGCCATCACTTGCCTCGTAATAAACGCCAGCAAAAACGCCAACAGGAGCACCAGTAGCCGTCCCTTGAATGATATATCCGCTTGATAGATTGACAACATCGCCACTAAAAATAGAAGCATTTGTCGCACTAGCGATTCTCATTTGGGCAGGTCTAATAGTTCCACCAGTCAAATGATATGCTGGTGTAAATCCGTTGGGATCATTAGTGTTTGCCATAATTTATTTACCCATAGTTAAAAGGTTAATCTTCAGAAAGGTTCCGTTTGCTACCAAATTCCGTTTTCGTTTGACGAACCGGTTTTTCGATAGGCATAATAGGATTACTTTCCCTCATTAATTCAGAATCAACTGCTTCCATGGACGCATCGTTCATTTCTTGGAAATATTCTTTGCGTTCATCTACAATCGATTCATCTATTTTTGCTAAGATTAAACCGCCAACCCCAATAACACCTGCGTGTTTTCCATCCTCAACCGTAGGGCCTTGAAACTCAGGATGAGTTTCAGCTCTAACCGGCTCGAATCCTTCACGAATACGCTTAGACATATTCGTTTTGTCATCTTGCCCAAGAATGCTTTCACGAATCCAGCGATACTTGTATCCTGGAGGTGGTTTAGGTGCGTCCAAACTGGACGGGGGTTGCCAAGGTTTTCTGCGAGTTTTGTTTTCTCGAACTTCAGCAGAACGGGAGTTGCGATCTGTCATATTATACTCCTATATTTAGACATACTTTGCGTACTCTTTTAATGGCACACCAAGCTTTTTAGCAATTGCTTGCTGACTTGCTGTGAGTTTTACTGTTTTGGATTTCCTAGCAGTGGGGTTTGTCCCAGCACTATTTCGTCCAACAGCTTGCACAAGAGGAGCTTTACCTTCCTCTTGTTCAAATTTGTGTGGAAACTCTTCTTTAATTTTGTTGCTTAGTTTCTCATAATAATCCGGCGCAGTCGGGTTTATACCCATATCTTGCATTTCTTTATCGATTGCAAAAGCCGCAGCCGTCATAACATTATCTCTACCAAACCAAACGTTCTCTTTTCTTTGTGCCCATTCAGTCGCTCGTGGGTCAAGAGGGGGAGCCTGATTTGCTACAGCACCATTAGGTACTTCACCGTTCTCTCTTTGTTTTTTAGCCCTGGCTAAAGTTTCTTGTTCAACAGACAATTTAGCGATATTTCGTTGAGCGTTTACTTGAGCGTCTAAGTCCCCAGAGGTTACAGCATCCCGATATTTATCTTCTGCTTGTTGCAGTTCGGTGTTTACCCTGCCGTTATATTCTTGAAAAAGAGCCTGATCAGTGCTTTCAGCTTTTTGTTCAAATTCTTTAACTTGATCTCTTAGCGTTTGTGCAACTCTAACGGCTTCGTCTCGTTGTCGTTCGGCTTCTCTTTGGTTATAAGTAAGCTTATCGATTCTTTTTTGAACTTTGTCACTATATTGCTCGACTTCTTGTTCGTGTTCCTGACCGGAAGCTTCTACTTCGACCTCTGTGGTCCCTTCTTCGTTTTCTATTTCAATTTCTTTTTCTAGGTTTTCTTGTGCTGCTTGTGGCATGGTTTCCTCCATGAATTAATTTGAGTTTAGCGCGAATCTTTTCAATAGTAAACATTAACCCCCTAATATATCTTCGGGGTCGTTTATTAAAGCTAAGATTTCATCGTCGTTTAAAAGGCGCAAGTCTCCTCCATCAATCTGAATACGAGCTCCTGCGTAGCGTCCAAAAATAACCCAATCTCCTGCTTTGCACCAAGGGCCTTCAGGAAATTTATTTGAGTCTTTATAGGCATCTGGTCCAAGAGCTACAACATAGCCCACAACTGTAGTCAAACGCTCCCTATCTACAGTTTGTTTAGCCAGATAGATCCCACCTTTTGTCTTCTCAGCAGGGGCAAAAGGTAAAATTAGCATACGATAACCGGTAGGTTTAGGCAATTTATGAGCAGAACTGCCGTTTTTTAAGTCCTCCGGGGTAAATGTGATTGGTTTTTCTTTTTTTGGCTCTTCACTGCCAAAATTTTGAACAAAAGGTGGTATTGTTTTAGTTTTTTCTGTTTCAGTCGCCATCTGGGGTCTCCATTCGTCTATGTAATCCAATTATTTCATTTTCAATGAAATTTAGTCCCGCAATTTCTCCAACAAGGCGCTGATACTGAACATAGTCAGCAACTCCACCACTCACAAGAGTGCTTTTCAGTTCTTCTTGTCTTGTTCGGGACTGTTTTAGTAAAAATTCAGTCGCTGTTAGCCAATCCATAGGTTATTCTTTAACCCATTGGATAAAACTAAGCCCTTTTGTGGCAGCTCCGCCACCTTTAACCTTGCCTTTCACCGCTTTTAGTTTTCCGTCGCCGTCGGTATTCAACTTGACAGGGTTTTTTTGCGGACCTGGGTAAAGTTTAGACTTCTTAGCCATCCTATTCTCCTCTAGTTTTCTCGTCTGCCTCTCGGACAGTGTTTAAAATATCTGCATACGTTCTATCAGCCTCTAATATAGAGGATTGTACGTCTTTTTCTCTCTGTTGAGCAATTTTCATTTCAGCAATAGCTTCTTGAGATTCAATTTTCTCTCTATCTACTTCTGCTTTTTGGTCTGCAGCCACTGCTTTTTGCCGTATTTCTGCTCTTTGAAGCTCAATAATTGGGTCCATCTTCTCGATTTCTTCAGCTTTAGCCATAGCCTCTGCTCTACCTGTAACTTGTGCTGTTGCTTGGGTTGCTGCTTGAGCAATTTCATTCATAATTTGTTGCGATTGTTCCGGCGGCATTTGTTGTAACTCTTCTAATGGGGGTAAAGGTTGGCCCATGGCCTCTTCAATCTGGAGCTTATACAACATCGCTTGATGTTCTTGTATGTTTGCACTAACCATTTGCACGGCGTTCTGGTTTTGAGAAACCATAGGGTTCTGTATAAACGAAGAATGTGAAGCGATATAAGCTTCGTGATCTTGCCACTCAAACGCTTTAATCGGCTGTCCCAACATGGCTGCTTGTTGTTCACTGATCGGATCCCTGGGCGGTACTTCTGGAACTTGCGGCTCTGGTTTAAACAATGTTTCTGGGTTTTTAATTTCAAGCGCTTCATACATTCGACGATACGCTTCTTTTAAGTTGTGGATGTCGGGAGCAGCTTGAGCCATTTGTAGTTGTTGTTGAGCAATCATTACTCTTTGCGACATTGAAAATATGTTTGGGTCACTAACTGGCAAAACATCGACACGCTCATCAAAGTCCTGCGCCATAACGACTTGTTGCCCGCCTTGTGTCACATAGGGGTATTCTGCAGGTAAAAATTTAGCGTATGTTCGTGCAAGAAGTTTAAATTCTTTTTTCTGAGCAAAATGTAAGCGTTTGTGTATAGCCGACATTACTTTAGTGCCTCTTTCCAACATAGCAATGGTCGTACCTACCGGTAGTTGTTGAGACCCTATGTCTCCAACCTGCATGTCAGCAATTGAAGCAAACCGTCTTCCGGAATCAACTAAAATACCTAACAGTTGAGATAAAACTGCCGAAGGTTCTTTGTAAGGCAACGGCAATAAAGATTCTTTAATCGTGGCCCCAGCTACATCAACATCTCTGAACTCTCCGGGCTGCAGTGGTTCGTCTTCTCCCTGTATTCTCATACCTCTTGCTTTAAAGCCAGCAGGTAAATTGGCCAAGGTCCCTGCATCAATTAACTGTCTCAATATAGACGTAACCGATTTAGTTAAACCACCAATCATATGAATTAGACCAAAACCATAGAACCCTAAACC